GGTCGAGCTATGTTCAAAGAGACTACATCAAAACCCGGAGTAAAAACTAAACTCCAAACTTACAATGGCAGTTATATTAAATCAGAAATTGATGGCACAAAAATTTCTAATAAATCCTATGAAAAATATTATAAAGGAATGATGTAATGGCAACTTCTGGAACAGTAGCATTTGATTTAAATATAGATGAAATAATAGATGAAGGATATGAAAGATGTGGTCTATCTACAAATTCAGGATATGATTTAAAATCTGCAAGAAGAAGTCTTAATTTATTATTTGCTGAGTGGGGAAATAGAGGAATTCACCTTTGGAAAGTTGATTTAAATTCTGCAACTTTAGTAAGTGGACAAGCAGAGTATTCTGTTGCATCTGATGTAAGTGATGTGCTTGAAGCTTTTGTTTCATCAACATCTACTGCAAACGATAGTGCAAGTACTCAAGATGTGTCTTTAACAAAAATTGATAGATCAGCCTATGCTGCTTTACCAAACAAACTTGCTACAGGTCAACCATCTCAGTATTACGTAGAAAGATTAAAAACTCCAAAAATTTATTTATATCAAGCTCCAGATTTAAATACTTACACGCATTTAAAATATTATGTAATAAAAAGAATTGAGGATGCAGGTGCATATACTAATGATCCTGATGTTGCCTACAGATTTTTACCATGTATGTGTGCGGGTCTTGCCTACTACATTGCAATGAAAAAAAGCCCACAAATGGTTCAACAAAATAAATTAATTTACGAAGATGAATTAAAAAGAGCATTAGATGAAGATGGTCAAAGAACTTCTACATTTATTACCCCTCAATCATTTTATCCTACTGGAGTTTAACGATGGCAAAATTTGCAACAGGTAAACATTCAAAAGCTGTATCTGATAGATCAGGTATGGTTTTTCCATATGATGAAATGGTAAGAGAATGGAATGGTTCTTTAGTGCATTATTCTGAATTTGAACCAAAACATCCACAGATAAGAAGAAAATTTAATATTTCTGATGCTATTGCTTTACAAAATCCTAGAAACATGAAGTTTCAACAACCAACACAAGAATTTACAAATGAAACTCCATCTTCAATATTTCCTGGAGGTTCGGATGTTACAATTTCTGATTCAGGAGGAGCATCAGTTGGGGTTGCAAATTTAACTTTACCAGGTGACTTTGCTTTTAAAACACAAGACTTTCAAATTACTAGAACCATTAATGGCGTTCAAGAAACTGCAGTCTTACATAGTATGATTCCTGAAGATCCTGCTCTTCAAAATAGACGAAGATCCTTAAAATCTAATGTAGGTCAAGTTGCTATAACTATTCCAAATTCTGCAACTTTAACCACAACAGTCGCCTCTGGACAACTTTATTTGGGTGGAGGGTCTGTAGGAAATGTTTATTATTTTGGTGGAGTAAGAGAGATTAATTTAGGTTTTGATATTGGAACTGTTATAACATTTAATCAAGATGATGCCACAAACGATGGTCACCCCCTTATTGTAACAACAAACACATCTTCACCAAACTCTTACATTATTCAGTCCGATGTTGTTTATTATCTTGATGGCACATCAACTCAATCAAATTATACCAACACTACAACTTTTAACGCTGCTACAAATCGATATGTACAATGGACACCGTCCGTTGCAGGGACATATTTTTATGCATGTTATGTGCATGGCATAGGAATGGGAGGAAAAATAACAATATCATGATTTTTAGAATAGCAACAAAAGGTGGTAAATTATTAATAACTACAAATCCTGGTAAAGCAAAAAAGGCAATTTTAGAAGGTGGAAAAAAAGCGTCAGAAAAATTTGTAGAAAGAATAAAAAATAAGAAAGAATATCTTAGAAAATTAAAACAAAGATTTCAAGCAAGAAAAAGAAAAGAAGGTGATCCTGTTTATAAGAAAAAAGCTGCTGAAAGAAGAAGAAGAGGTTTAGTTTTTAATAACATAGATTTAAAATCTATGACTGATATGAAAACTTTTAAAAAACTTTATGGAAAAAGTGTGGAAGCTGGACATCTTCAAAATAAAATGGATATAAACCCACGAGTAGCTGGTCGAATTAACCCTAAAGGTAAAGGAGCTATTAAGGGTATGCCATCACAAAAAAAATTTAAAGGTGGTTTATTAGTAAAACCTAAATTAGCAAAAGGAGGATATTAATGGCAATAACGCATTCAGATTTTTTAACACAAGTAAGAGATTATACAGAGGTTGGTAGTTCTGTTTTATCTGATTCTATAATTCAAGATTTTATAAGAAACGTAGAATTGGATATAGCTGGTAAAGTTGATTATGATGATTTAAGAAAATACGCTACATCAAATTTTACAGCCGGTAACAGAGCCGTGTCCATGCCATCAGATGTTTTAGTATTAAGATCTGTTGAGCATATTGATTCTGGAGGCAATAGAACTTTTTTAGAAAAAAGAGATACTAGTTTTATTTCTGAATTTAATGGAACTGGTAAACAAGGGACTCCTAAATATTTTGCTAATTACGATGATTTTAATATTATAGTAGCACCAACACCTGCTGCTGCTGATGTAGTTCAAATTAATTACATAAAAGACCCACCACAGTTTACTAGTACTAACAATACATTTATTTCTACTTACCAGGAATCAATGTTATTACACGGTGTTTTAGCTGAGGCCCTTAGATTTTTAAAAGGACCTATGGATATGTACAAACTGTATGAAACAAAGTACAATGAAGAAACACAGAATTTTGCCTTACAACAAATGGGCAGAAGAAGACGTGCGGAATACGATGATGGAGTACCGAGAATAAAGGTACCTTCTCAAGTTCCTAACACAACTTATTAATAGGAGAAAAAATGGCTATAACAACAAACGCAATATGTGACACTTTTAAAAAAGAGTTACTACAAGGTAAGCATGACTTTGATACATCATCTGATACTTATAAATTAGCGATGTACACTAGTTCTGCAACTCTAGGAAAATCAACTGAAAACTACACAACTTCAAACGAAGTTTCTTCACCGTCTGGATATACAGCAGGTGGAAAAGCATTAGTTAACCAAGGTGTAAAAGTTTCATCATCAGTGGCTATTACTGATTTTGCTGACTTATCATTTGTAGGAGTTACGTTAACAGCTAGAGGAGCTTTAATTTATAATACGACAACTGACGGTGGTTCTAACACTACTGACGCTGTTGCCGTGTTAGATTTTGGTGGCGATAAAACTGCAACTTCAGGAACGTTTACTATTCAGTTCCCTGCATTTACAACATCTGCTGCTATACTAAGATTATCTTAATCTAGGAGTCGTTCCCAGTGGCCTCAAAAACATTTACTGTTACCGTACAGAGCACTGGGAGCGGCAATAAATATCTTATTGACGGTGTCCAACAAAAGGCACTTACATTATTTGAAGGATCGAGTTATAGGTTTGATCAGTCAGACAATACTAATTCAAATCACCCATTAAGATTTTCAACCACCGATAACGGAACACACGCAGGAGGCAGTGAGTATACTGTCGGTGTTGTTACAAATGGAGTGCCCGGTCAAGCAGGAGCTTACACTGAAATTACAGTAGCTGACAATGCACCAACACTATATTACTACTGCACACAACACTCTGGCATGGGGGGTCAAGCTCTTACTGTAGCTCCACAGGATTTTACTATAACGGTTGTAAGCACAGGAAGTGGTAACAAATATTATGTAGATGGTGTTCAACAAGCAACATTACATTTAGCTAAAGGGGCAGCTTACAGGTTAGATCAATCAAACGGGTCTAATGGTGGTCACCCCTTAAGATTCTCAACCACTAGCGATGGTTCACATGCTGGAGGCAGCGAGTATACGGTTGGAATTACAACTAATGGAAATCCAGGTTATTCAGGAGCCTACACACAAATTTTGGTATCAAATGATGCTCCTTCAGATTTATATTATTATTGCACAAACCACTCTGGTATGGGTGGTTATGTATATACCTATTCTAATGTCTGGGGTGCATTAGAATGGAATCAAGGAAGTTGGGCTGCACAAGGAGATGTAGGTTTAAGCGTTACAGGAAATACATTAACTTCTGCAATCGGGAGTGCTTCTGCTGAGGGTATTATTCAAATAGGTTGGGGTGGTGATGCATGGAATGAAAATGAATGGGGTGATCTTTCTGGATCACAACCAACAATTACAGGTCAGTCCTTAACTTCTGCAATAGGATCAGAAAATGTAACTGCAGATGCAAATGTTTCAGTAACTGGATTAACATTATCCTCTGCTTCTGGTGAAGAGACTGCAGGTATATCATTTTTATTTGAGGCCACTGGGTTATCAATTTCAAGTTCTATAGGACAAGCTCAACATGGTATTGGTGCAATTGTTACTGGTATTTCTATGTCAGCAACTATTGGTGTTGCATCTGTAGATGAATCAGAATTAACAGGAATTGGTTGGGGACGAAGAGCTTGGGGTAATCTTGCTTGGGGTGAAGCTTATTCAGTTGCTCCTGTTGGTCAAACAATAAGCTCTGCAATCGGAACAGTCGCTGCTTCAGCAGACCATGCTGTTTCTGTAACCACTGCAGGTCAAATAACAATGACACAAGGAAGTCATTCTGAAAAAATAGATCAAGATATATTTGTTCAAGCAGCATCTGATCAATTAGATGGATTTGTAGGATCACCAGAAGTAGGTGGTTTGGCTATCGTTGATGTAACTGGTGTTTCAATGTCAATAACTACAGATGATGTAATTGCAGGTCTAAAAACCCCTGTAGATGTCACTGGAGTTCAAGCTACATTGGCACAAGGAAATACGGAATTAGTTCAAACTACAGTAGAGCCTGTAAGTGGTTTATCAGCTACAATGGCATTAGGCCAACATGCTGAAATACCTGGTCAAGTTATTGGAGTATCTGGATTACAAATTACATCAGCTTTGGGAGAAGAAGCACAAACAGCTAATGCATTAGTAACACCAACAGGCATAGTCTTGACTGGCACTGTAGGCAATAGTAATGTTACACCATGGTCTGAAGTAGATTTAGGCGTTAATAATTCTTGGCAACCAGTTGATTTGGCTGCTTGATTATTGTAAAATAGATTAATTAAGGAGTAAAAATTTATGGCATCAACATTTTCAAGTGATCTAAAATTAGAACTTATGGCTACTGGTGAAAATGCCGGTACTTGGGGTGATAATACAAATAATAATTTAAATCTTATACAACAAGCAATTGCAGGTTTTGAACAAGTAACTTTAAATAGTGGAGGCACACTTGCTCTTGCGATGACTGATAAAACAATTTCAAATGCAAGAAACATGGTAATTAAATTTGCTTCAGCAACTATTGCTGCTAGTACGATTTGTACAATACCAGACTCCATAGAAAAATTTTATATTTTTGATTGCACAGGATTAACAAATCCATCTAACCTTACAATTAAAACTGCGTCAGGAACAGGATTCACTTTAGATGCTGCTAGAATTTATGCAGCTTATTCTGATGGAACAAACTTAAAAGAAATTTCATTAGACACTTTAGGGGGAACAATCGGAACTGCACAAGTTGCAGACGATGCTATTACATACGCTAAAATGCAAGACACAACTACTGCTAACAGAGTGTTGGGAGCTGTGTCTGCAGGAACTATTGGTGAAGTCCAAGTACAAACTGACATGATTGCAGATGATGCAGTGACTCAAGCAAAAATTGGTGATGACGCTGTTGGCCCAGATCAACTTGCAAACACAGCTGTGACTGCTGGTGCCTACACTGTAACTTCCTTAACTGTTGATGCCCAAGGAAGAATTACAGCTGCATCCTCAGGAACTGCAGGTGGTGGGTCTGAGTATCTTACATTTGCGTCTGACGGATCAAACGGAACTACTTCAGGAAACTTTAGTATTACTTCAGGAAAAGTAGCAGGAGTTTATTTATGGGGTGGAGACGGTGGACTAGGTGGAAGCCGTTTACATGGAGGCGGACAAGGTTCAGGAGGGCGAGGTGCTTTTGGTTTTTGGAATGTACCAACTTCAGTAACGTCAGCACCTTACTCAATTGGTCAAGTAGGAAGTAATGGTTCTGGTGCACACGGAAACTATAAAGGTGGTGCAGGGAGTGCCGGAAATGCAACGACTGTTGATGTTGGACCTGGAACTCTTAGTGCAGGTGGTGGTAACGGAGGAAATCAACCGCCAAACTGGAATTCACCAGGAAGCCCAGGATCACAAGGTAACACTTCTCCATCAGCAGATTACAGTAACTGGCCTTTCTCACAATTTATGAGAGGTTTTGGAAGTAAGGGTAACTTTAACAGTCCAACGCAAGATGGTTGTATGGTTATCTACACAAATGAAGGAGCATAATGGCATATTTATTATTTAACAAAAACCAAGAAAATGTTACATCAACTTTTCAAAAGTTAATTGCTAATGATACTGAATTAGCAAATGTTCAACCACCACAAGCAGAATATAAAATAATTGATTGTAGTGATGATGATTTCAATGCTGTAAAATTTAGAGAAAAATGGCCTACACATTATTCTGGAGATACATGTTATTTTGAAACAATTGATCTAGATTATCCAGAGAAATCTGACCCGAGTATAACAACTGTTGGTTATGATCAAGAAACAATGCAAAGTCAACTGGATGAAAGTAAAAGTATTATTTCAAAATGGTTACATCAGCATGGTGAACACCCTGATTATGATAAATGGAATAATTACTATAACGAACTAAATAGTTTAGATATTTCTGGATGGAGTTACCCAACTCTAAAAGCTTTAGAAAAAGAGTTAAGTGACAGAGGTCAAACAAGTTTAAGTTATTTGCAACTCCCATAATTTAGTATATACAACGGGATATGATCCCGAAGATTATTAAGTTTACTTCCCACGAGGCTTATGTTGATCTAAAGGAAGATTATCCACAACCTATCAAATTTAATTTACCAGAATGGTATAAAAAATTATTTGATAAAAGTTTTTTAGATAAATCAATAAAACAATGTATGCCTTTTTTAGATACACTTACTACAGGTTATGTATTAAGAATGCCACAAGACTTATACCTACATAACGGAAAGAAGGACCCAGAGGGTAATAAGGGTATATGGTTTAAGTGGGCTTGTGATGATGTAGCTTGGTGCGATGACATAGGTATTAATTTAAATTGGAAAAAAGGTGATGATACCCACAATTGGCAACAAGTAAGAGGATCACCTATGGTTGAAAAAAATGGTAAAATACCATTTTTAAAAATATTAAATCCATGGCGTATAGAGACTCCTGCAGGGTACTCCTGTTTATTTTTACCACCCATGAATAATAGTGATGACAGGTTTGAGATAATACCAGGAATAGTAGACACAGATACATATACAAAAGAAATTAACTTTCCTATAGTTCTCAATGGTGATAAGTATAAAGAATTAGAAACTTGTATTAAAAAAGGAACACCTTATGCACAGGTCATACCTTTTAAAAGAGAATCTTGGAAAATGGAAATAAAAAAATTTAAAAAGAAAAATTTTATAGAGGATACAGTGTTTCATCATCTAAATTTATGGAGAAGATATAAAACTTATTTTTGGCATAAAAAATTATGGAAATAAAAAAATTTATAAAAATATATGATAATGTATTGCCTATAAAAGCAGTAAGTAGTTTCTTGAACTATTGCAATTCAAAACAATTTCATGAAGCAAATGTTGGAGAGGGAGATACAAAAAGAGTTGATTTTGAAGTTAGAAGAACCTTTGTATATCAGCTAACAAATCAAAGTGAATTTATGACAGAAGTGCATTGGTGTAATTTACTTTATAAAATTATCAGAGAATATATAGCAAGATTTAAAAAAGATTTAAATATACATCCTGAAATTATTAGTCCTGTATTTATTAATGACATATCAATATTAAAATATGAAACTGGTGGGTTTTACACATGGCATACAGATCATTTCAATGGTAATCCTAGAACCTTTAGTTGCATTTATTTATTAAATAATGATTACGAAGGTGGTAAAATTGTGTTTGCAAATCCGGACTTGTCTGGACAGTTTGAGATAGATGTAGTGCCAAATAGGTTGATTGTATGGCCAAGTAATTTTATGTTTCCACATAGAGTTAATCCAGTAACTAAAGGAGTGAGGTATTCAGTAGTAGCATGGGCACTTTAGATGAAAAAGGTTATATACTTGTAGAAAACTTTCTTACAAAAGAACAAGTATCATTAATGAGTCATTATTGTAAATTAAAACACATTGTAAACAAAGATAATTTTGATTTTGAACAAAGCAATGTTGGCGACTCTTATTTTTATGCAGACCCTGCTATGGAGG